ATGACATATGAGCAATGGGAGGCTATGCGAGACGCTGAAAACTACAGTTGTATGATATGTGGAATTACTGAGAGTGAGCTTGGTAGAAAACTAGATGTTGACCACTGTCACGAGACCGGAAAAGTTCGCGGAGTGCTTTGTAACTCATGTAATTCGGTGCTTGGTCATGCGAGAGACAACGTTGAGATTCTTCAGGCCGCAATTAACTACCTAAAGGAGTACTCGGGTGGATACCGGGACTGATCTCGAATTGTTCAAGGCACAGGTCCAAGCCGAACTGAATCGGCTTGAAGCCAAGTCGTCTGCCAAGGAAGTGGCCGGAAAGGCCATCGGCAAGGACGGCTTGAAGTACATCACGGCGATTGTCGTGATCGGTGTGCTGTCGAGCCTTGCGCTTGACGGGGAGAAGATCGCTGCGGTGATGGGCCTTCTTGGCGCGTCGCTCACGGCTCTTATCTCAATGCTGGCCAGCATCGCTGGTGCCAGCGAGAAGGAAGAGAAGCCTGAGTTTGGCGTGATCAAGGATTTGATCGCGAAGCTCGACAAGCTCGATCGTAAGGAGCAGCCCATGCGCGTGGATGTCGAAGGCGACCACGTGACTGTGACCAAGGGCGATGACGTTGTGCGGGTACCGTGACTAAGAAGCCGCAGCAGTCTCTGAAGGACTGGACTGACCAGAAGTGGAGAACCAAAAGTGGTAAACCGTCTAGTAAAACTGGTGAGCGATACCTTCCAGAAGCTGCGATCAAGAGTCTCAGCCCTCAAGAATACGCTCGTACAACGGCTGCAAAGCGTCGTGGCAAAGCTAAAGGGAAGCAATTCGTAAAGCAGCCGAAGTCGATTGCTCGCAAGACAGCGCAGTACAGGTGAGACATGGCCAGCGTTAAGAAGGATGCGATTGGGCAGGAGATCCGCAAGTCGTACGAGCGTGGCCAGAAGGGCTGCCCGGAAGCGACAATGGATATCCACATCAATCTCAAGAACCGAAACAATGCGATCAAGGAGTATGGGTACGGTCCGCTGAACCCAGAGGCCGAGTCGCGTGCGTTTTGGGACAAGAAGGCCGAACTCTGGTCGACCACGGTGCGGGAGGCCAAGAAGGCACGCTGTGGCAACTGTGCCGCGTTCATCCAAACCCCGAAGATGCTGACTTGTATCGAGAACGGCATCGAAGACCCCAGCGAGGAGCACGAAAACTACGCCCCGGATGTGGTCGCGGCAGCCAATCTGGGCTACTGCGAGCTCTTTCACTTCAAGTGCGCTGGCGACCGGACGTGTGACGCGTGGCTCGTTGGCGGCCCAATCAAGTAACATGCGGCCATGGCATACTTCAGACTCTTTCTCAAGCCCGGTGTAGACAAGCAGAACACCGAGTACGGCGCTGAAGGCGGGTGGATCGACAGCGATTACATCCGTTTTCGGTACGGCCTGCCTGAAAAAATGGGCGGTTGGACGCTGTTTGACGGAGTTGCCACCTACTTGGTGGGCATGCCGAGCGAAGTCTTCACCTGGAACAGCCTGGACGGGGCTCCGTACCTCGTTGTGGGCACTTCCCGTAAGGTTTACGTGTCTTATGGCGGTAGTTGGGGCGATATCACCCCGATCCGAAGCACCGCCACTGGTGTTACGTTCGACACGACCAACGGCTCAACGACAGTTGCCGTAAACGACCCCGCGCATGGCGCTTCGGTGGGCGATTTCGTAACCTTTTCGAACGTTACCGGTAACCCCGGCGGTATCACTAACGCCAGTCTTCAGAATGAGTTCGAAATACAAGAGATTTTGGACGCGGCGTCCTACACGATCATCGCCCCCAGTGCCGCTACGTCAACGGCTACGGCTGCCGGTACGGCAGATGCCGCCTATCAGCTCAGTGTGGGGTCAGACGTCAATTATTTTGACTATGGATGGGGTGTCGGTACGTGGGGCACGGGCACTTGGGGCACTCCCCGTACCAGCGGCGTTGGTGTAGCCCTTTATTCGCGGGTCTGGCAGTTCGATACGTTCGGCGAGAAGCTCATTATGCAGCTTGTCAACGGCGGTATTTATGAGTGGACACCGGATCCGGCAAACATAGACGTTCGGGCTACCGCGATCACCAATGCCCCGACTAAGAGCAAGTACGCGTTGGTCTCCACCCCGGATCGTCACTTGATCTGCTTTGGTACGGAGTCCACGATCGGTAACCCGACGACGATTGACCCGATGTTTGTGCGGTTTTCCAACCAGGAAGACATCAACACCTTCGTCGCCACAGCAACGAACACGGCCGGTGGACAACGGCTCACGGACGGTAACGAGATTATCTCCGCATTGCGTTCACGCGGTCAGATCCTGATCTGGACAGACACATCACTGCACGGTATGCAGTACGTCGGTCCCCCGTACACCTTTGGCTTCCAACAGTTGGGCGCAAACTGCGGCTTGATTGGTCCTCATGCCTCTGCCGACGTGAACGGTGTGGCGTATTGGATGAGCAAGGATGCGTTCTTCGTGTTCGACGGTACGGTGAAGAAGCTGCCGTGTAGCGTGCAGGACTACGTGTTTAAGGACCTCAACATCGTCCAAGCCACGAAAGTGCATGTCGGCATTAACACGCAGTTCAACGAAGTGACGTGGTGGTATTGCACATTAAACAGCAATTTCATCAATCGCTTTGTGACGTACAACTACCTCGAGAACGTGTGGTCCGTGGGCACTATGTCGCGAACCGCGTGGCAGGATCTCGGCGTATACGACAAGCCGTTGGCCGCTGATTACGACCCGGCCAGCACCGCCTCGACGATTTCTACCATCTATGGTTTGACTGCCGGTAGGTCGATCATCTTTAACCAAGAAGATGGCGTTAACGGTAACGGCTCTGCGATATCGGCGTACGTTAAATCCGGTTACTTTGACATCGGCGACGGCGATCAGATGCTGTACATGCGTCGCTTCATCCCAGACTTCAAGAATCAGGTAGGAGACCTCACGGTCCGATTGCTATTGCGCCCCTATCCGCAGGCTTCTGCTGTCCCGAGCTCTTTGGATCCTTACGTGATCACTCCTACGACGGATAAAGTCGACACTCGGGCGCGCGGACGGCAGATTAGTTTGCAGATCGAGAGCGATGCAGTGGACACCAACTGGCGCTTCGGTACGTTGCGCGTGGACATCCAGCCGGATGGGTTGCGATGAGCAAGATTACTAACGTACGTCTGCCGAACGCCGCGCCGGTTCAATACAGCGCGGAATCGTTCGACCAGCTCGTGCGTTCGCTCGAACAGGTCATTTTTCAGCTTAATAACACCTACTCGCCAGCCGTTACCGAAGACAAAGATTCAGCCTATGCCTGGTATGGCGATGGTGGAGGATTTATAGACATGAGCGGAACACCGGTCCCTGTTTCACTTGGGGGAACGAACTTAGACGCCTTTGGTCGGTTGCGTGTCAGTAACCCCCTGACGTTGTTTGACTCCTCTCATCGCTATGCGGATAACAATCTGTGGGTCAACAGCATAACCGGCACCGCAGCGGCGACGTTTAACGCTAATGAAGGGCTGATGGATCTGACGGTTGGCTCGGCCAGCGGCGACCAGATCATCCGAGAGACTATCAAAGTCTTTTCGTATCAGCCGGGTAAGAGCCTGTTGGTGATGAACACGTTTGTGTTTGGCACTGCCAAGGCCAACCTGCGCCAACGTGCGGGTTACTACGGCGCGGCCAACGGCATTTACTTTGAACGCGAAGGCTCAACCAACTACATGGTCGAGCGCAGCAGTGTCACAGGCGCTCCAATCAACACCCGTGTTGCACAGGCGAACTGGAATCAAGACCGATTGGACGGTACCGGCCCGTCTGGCCTGACCTTGGACTCCTCCAAGGCGCAGATTCTGTACATGGACGTTGAGTGGCTAGGCCTTGGTACTGTGCGCACCGGGTTCATCATTGACGGGGTTTTCGTCCCTGCTCACAACTTTGATCATGCCAACCTGATCACTACCACCTACATCACCACCGCTTCTTTGCCGCTGCGGTACGAGATGACCAACGTGGCCGCAACCGCCAGTGCAAGCACGCTTAAGCAGGTCTGCTCAACGGTGATTTCTGAGGGCGGCTATGAACTACGCGGAGCGCAGTTGTCCGCAGGAACCCCCATCACAACCCCAAAAACGCTGACCACTGCCGGGACGGTTTATCCCATCGTGTCGTTCCGCTTGAAATCAACGCGGTTGGACGGGATTGCTATCCTGACCGCAATATCGATTTTGGGCGTTACAAACAATGCCAATTATCAATGGTCGGTGGTTGTAAACGGCACCACGACAGGTGGTACTTGGGTCAGTGCAGGCACGAACTCTTCTGTTGAATACAACATCACCGGCACATCGTTCTCCTCTACTGGTGGCCGCATCTTGGCGACGGGCTACTTCCAAGGCTCCAACCAAGGAGCCACTAGCGTGGACATTTTGAAGGCCGCGCTGTTCACCACTCAACTTGAGCGCAACCCGTTTACTGCGACACCCTATGAGATAACGCTGGCCTGTTCGGCGGCATCCAACGGGGATCAGGTCCTGGGCTCTTTGGACTGGGAAGAGATCAGCCGATAAGAGGACAAAATGGCCAACAAGTATTTTAGAAAAGCCAGTATCCCAACCGCCGCAACCCCCGCGACGCTGTATACCGTTCCGGCGGCTAATGCGACGATCGTTCGTTCTTTGCGGGTTACTAACGCCGGGACCGGGGTGGCCGCAATCACGGTGACTCACATTGGGACTGGCACAACCTATTACCTACAGAAGTCCCGATCGCTCTCGGTGAACTGCACGTTTGACGTGTTTAATGGCATCCCTTGTGTGCTTGAGGCAGGGGATTCGATTCAGATCGAATCGAGCATAGCCGCCGTTACTTTTTACCTGTCCTACTTGGAGACTGACCGCTCGTGACAAGTGGACAACGCTTGACAACTTGGCTCATAATCCCCGCCATATCCGCGTCCTTTCCCGGCGCGCGACCCCTTGTTGGGTCTTTGGCACAAACCGGAAAGGACACCTATGGAAGATGAAGGCATCATGGGCCTGCCTCCGGGGCAAGCCATGCAAAATCCGGCTCCTCCCCAGCAGCCTGTGGTATCCAGCGCGGACTCCTACGACGCTGCTCTTTCTGGTTTAGGCCTGTCTCAAAACGGTCCGGGCCAGGTCTCAGACGTTAAGCGCGCTGTTCAGGACGCCATTGGTGACCTTGACCTAAGCGCGAGTGAAGTTGCTGCACTGCTCGATGTCCTCGAGTACATGTCGCAGAACCCCGACGAGTACCCGCAGCTCCGTCAGCGCCTGATCGATTCGGGCATGATGGACGATGACGATCTGCCGCCGGCGTACGATCCGGAGTATCTCGGCATGGCGATCATGGTGCTCAACGAGTACCGTGACATGCGTTCGGCTGGCGCTCAAGCGCCCATGCAGATGGCACCAGAGGTCGAGAACCTCGGACCAATGCCCATGGCCGAAGGCGGTCTGGCCGATGTTGCCTCGTATCTGGCCTCACAGGGCCGCAATGGCGACACGATGCTGGCGCACATCACGCCGGCCGAAGCCCGTCTGCTCAAGGCAATGGGCGGATCGGGCACGATCAATCCCCGCACGGGATTGCCTGAATTCTTCCTCAAGAAGATCTTCAAGAAGGTC